AGTCATTAACAGAGTCAGCAATAGTATCGTATAACTGTACACAGATTTCTCTGTTCCACTCCATTGTGCCTTTGGCTACTTCCTCTTTGATTTGCGGCCAGGCTGAGAAATAGACCGAGTCCGTGTCCCCGTAGATGATTGCGGCACCGACGTGGTTGTAATCGCCCGTAATCGCTTCGTTGACGTGACTGTCCATGTGTTTCGCAATGATACGCCCAGTAAGCGTTGTGCTCTGGCCAATGCGTTGGTCAAAGAAGCGGCAACCCGGATTGAGGATCGCACCGTAAAGCGAGTTAAGGTTAATTTTTTTGACGAGCTGTCTTTTGTCCCAGAACGCCGTGTCTTCAGGTGTTTCTGAGGCTTTCTTTTTAGCTTGCATTTCTTTTCGTTCAGCATACCATCTTTCTAGGAGTCCGGGAATAATACCCTTGACATCATATTTAAATATAGTGCCATTAGCACTTAACGTCCATGGCTGTCGGCTATCAAAGATTAAACGCCATACGTTTGCAGCACTCATTACATCACTGCCACCGGCTTCCCAATCTATAGTTATTTCAGTACCAATTTCTCCAGCCATTACTGCTTGATACTCTAATGTACCAAACATGTTTTCCCAAGCATCCGCAAAACTTGCACCACCATCCATCTTTTCACGGATATAGTGATCAGTCATTGTAGGTCTTAATTGGCCGACGATCGTTTCCGGTCCCATGTTAAGAGCACGGATTGCTGACGGGTAGAGCGAGTTGATGTCGATTGCCCCGACGTATTCGTGCATTCCTTTTTTGGGGAAAGCAACATAGGCACCTGCCGCTTGCGTGTTTCCTTGGTCATCTCTAGATCTCCTGTTTGGCACGACCATACCACGGCCGTGTGCTTCGTTAATAATAGCTTGTTCAGTAACTGCCACAGCACCCATGGTTGTTTGTAGCAATACAGTATTATCATGTGCAAGTTCGTTAGCTAAATCTAAGAAACGTAGCTTCTTATCTAGTTTAGCCAACAACAAGGTATCTTGTCGATTATAGTCAATAAACTTTTCAAATTCTTTATTATAAAGTTGGTCCAGCGTACCTTCGTATGCTAACTTACTACCAACTTCTTCGTACTCGCCAATAGCGTCCAAGGAGTAGCTATGACGTTCTTCGTATGTATACTTGCGATATAGTTGCATATAGTCTAAGTGTACACGACCAATTAAATCAAAGGTCAAGTTCTCAGCACCAAAGCGTTCAAACATACGTTGCTTAGGCATTTGTCCCCACAGGCATAGTCTGCGTGTATCGTCTTTACTTAGTACGCGAGTAATACGCATAATGGTGTAAGGAATATCAAAACCTTCACTGTTCCAGCCTGACAAGATATCTGCATCTTGTATTAGGTCTAAGAACGTGTTAAGCATATCTTCTTCACGTTCAAACAAATAACAGTTGTCAAACTTATCGCATATTTCTTGTGCGGTATCCCACGAGTAACTCTTAGGAGGTACAACAAGCGTGACCATTTTATCCATCCAGTCTAAGTATACTGAGATAGAAGTAATTGGATTAAAGGGATCTTCAGGTTTTGAATAGCCACGTTCTGGGTCGAAGTCGACCTCAATATCGAAAAAGGCTGTTTGTAGTTTTGGTGACATAGCACCAAGGTAGTGTTCTTCTAAACAACGGAAGATAGGATTGATATCACTTTCCCATAGTCGCTTATTGCCGTTAATACGTTGTTCTTTGTGGAACTCTTTACCGTTACGTGTACTAAAGCGTGACACTGGTGTGTCGTAAATGGTACGGAATTTACCTTTTGGGTCATCATAGTAAAACACATAGTTAGCCGGGTATTCTTTATATACCCGTTCGCCGTCTACTCGTTCTACTACATGAATTCGGTCTTTGTCTCTATCAAAGAGAGCGTCAATGTAACTCATAGTTTATTCTTAAAAAATTCTGCAATCTCTGCGTGTATCTTTGGACCTAGATGCTCACCATCTACTCCGGAATCTATTTGTGCCAACTCATATACATGCTGGGTAAAGTCTACTACAATAACGGGAATACCTAATGCTTGACAACGGCTTTGGATTAGCACTAGGTTCTTATCATAGTTAATTAAATTACTAGTGTTATCTACAGAATCTAAGTACGTAGTATATAGCTTTTTGTCTAGTGTGTCAATGTATTTGATTGCTTGCGGAAACATTGTACTCTTACCTGCGTCGCTAATAATTTCTCTACGATTGGGAGCAGATAGCAATACACATATAGCCTCTGGACGATGTTGCTTGGTAGCCGAAACTAAAGTTCTAGCGATAGTATCATTACTGGCACCACCGATGCCCAAATTGATTGTGGGTTTGTTCAATAGTTCTCTAAGTAACTTGGGCCATAAATCTTTTTCGTGTAGAGCCATACCAGCAGTTTGACTATCGCCAAAACACCATATGGCTCCATCTAGGTCGGACTCGGTCCAAGTGCCACGATAACCAAATTCGTTGAAAGTGTAGGTAACTGTTTCCTTGTGGGGGACTACCCAATTAGTAATTGTTTGATTTACGGGTTGCCAATGCGCTGTATGATTGGCTAGGGGAAAAGTACTAGATACGTACTGGTCTGAAAGGTCTGCTTCTTTTAGAAACGGGTGCAACATAACTTCTCCTTGTGTGTAATTTTGAGTTTACACTAACTCTGCATGTTCTTAAAGTGAACGACTCTTACTAATATTTACTCTCGCTAGTATAGCAGTTAAATATTAGTATGTCAAATTATAATAGATTAATAGCCTACGGGTCAAGCCCAATTGATGGAACAGAATTACCTAATAAAGATAAAAATCTAGCATTTCCGGCTCGTATTGCCGGTGCTTTAAATTTAGCATACGAATGCCGAGGTAAACCATTAAGCAGTAATAGTAAAATATCACGCAAAGTGTTAAGTGGTGAATACACTGATCAAGATTTGGTATTTGTCATGTTCTCTGCACCAAATCGGTATGAATTTAAAACTGAACAAGGCTGGAATGGTTTTACTGCCTGGAGTGAAGCCAAAGATGGTTTAATCAGAGAATGGCTCGATGGCCCGGGAAAATTAGAATACACAGAAGTTTATACAACTCTCAAAGAAATTATTCTAACACAGCAATTTTTAGAAACTCGTGGCTATCATTATATATTTGCATTTGATAATAATGCAATACGTGACAGTTATATTTTTAATCAACCTGACAATTATATTGCCGGGTTAAAAGAATTAATCAACTGGTCAAAATTTCAATGGTTTCAAGACAGCGGATTTATTAACTGGGCAAAAGAAAATGAGTTCCCTTTTACAGGAACTCATGCAGGTGTTGAAGCACACGAGGCTGCTGCCAAATATATTTTATCTAATTGGCAATCAGCATTCTAGCCAACCCAATGCTGTCGATGGTAATTAAAAAAGCATAGTTAGCTAATAGACCAAAACTGCCACGTGTCCAACAGGTCCACGCAGCAGCACAGCATCCGCTGATAAAGATAGTATACAGCGGAATAACAGGAACAGTAGGGACTGTACTGGCAAAAATAATTGCACTAATAACACTACATGCCCAGCTGAACAATTCTGCACAGAATCTTAAAGGATATTCTTTAAAGTCCCGGCGAATATATTCTATAGTTCCGGAAAATATTTCAATCAAAGTGTTTTACCTACAGTTTCAAGAATAGTGTTTAGATCTTCGTGATCCTGGTTAGTTTCACCTAACTTAGATTTTTGTGCAATCTTGATAGCTTTCTTTAGGATAGCCGGTTTGATTTCCATTTCTTCAGCAATGGCTTTTACTGTATCATTAAGGCCTGCGTTAAGGTCCTCAATTTCTTGTAGCACAGCCATACCTTCGTTGATAATTTGGGTGAGCTTGGCTTTTTGTTCATTGCTAAACATACGTGATGACATTTGAATCTCCTAATTGAAAAATGTATTGTAAACTAATTTTTGGATAATTGCAAGGAATATTTGCTCACTTTAAAGTACCATTCCGGGGCACGACTCCCATAATACTTTGCCCAGCAGCCGGGCATACACTAGTAACCATAAGGTCCTAAGGTAGTGTATTCTTTATTTCTTACCAGATTTCATATTGGCGCACCAGTGATACATTTTAGCACGTTCGCCTGAAGCGTTCTTGGCCTTACGACGTAGATCGGTTACTGAACCTTTACAACTAGCGCCAGCACGTTTAACACGACCTGGGCGACTCTTGCCTTTGACCTTACCATCGTGGAAGTTTTCTTTTAAGAATGTGCCTGCAAAAAGTTTACATAACTCACGGATTTTTGAATTTTGTGTTTCTATGCTGGAATCTGGTTCCTCTTCAGGATTTTTGTAGCCACAGTAGACATGTTCAATACCGTATTGATCCAACAGGTCTTGACAGTCTTCACCATAGCGTTCCGTGTGATTGGGATTTCGTCCAGTATTGCACGGACTACATGTGGTAACCACAATACATTCCGGGCCGGGATCGGCACATCGGTCCAGGGCATCACGTTCTGCGTGTATGCGTAGGCCATCTTTTTCATGATTAACGCCATATATGCGTTGTCCGTCTGGACAAATAACACAGCTGGCCACTAGACCGTAATATTCAGGATCTTTTTTATGGCTGTTGATTGCCAACTCACATAATTCAGCAAGTATGGCATCCAATTCTTCTCTAGGATCGTTAGACGGGGCTGTAAGGATTTCTTGGACTATCATAACCGTCGTCTTCAGGCCATACTGGATATTCGTTCATTTTGATTTATATG